GGGTAGATACACGTCGACCAGTTGCGTAGTAACGCCGTTATTCTCGAAAGTGTAGCCCAGGTCGCGGGCAATCTGCCCCATGACCGTGGCAACATCGACGCGCCCCTTGAAGCTCCGGGGCGGTACAGCCTTCAAGGTATTGAAGAAGGCGGATTGCGCCTGAATGTGGAGGAAGACGTCGGGCATGTTCTGATAATCACCCCAGGCGTTCACGATATTGCCGGCGAATACTAAAGTTTCAGCGGCCCCGTCAATGGCGAACACTTCGACGGTGTTCGCTATACGGCTTCCAGGCTTCCATTGCAGCGTCGTAACGCTGTTCATGTCAGCTTGCTTCACGCCGTAGATTTTGGCGCGTAGCGTGCCCATCATCATGCCGCCGGCCTTGTCAATGTCCGCGGTTGCGCGGAAGCCCTGCAGCGTGATTGTGTCATTGTTGGACGACCCGAACTTCCCCGTTCCCAACGTGACTACGAACCGGAGCGCCTTTTTATTTTCAAATGAGGGCATATTCTTCCGCCGTCAAATAGACCAAGGAAAAGCGGTCGCCCAATCCGGAAAAGCTGGGGTCGTCGCTTCCTTGGGAATCAATAAAAAGTAAGTTTCCAGCAAACCCGGCGTATTCCCGGCACACCAGCGGGACCGCGTCGCGGGCGATGGTTGCCACGGCCACGTCGAAGCCATTTACCGCAACATCAACAAAGACGCCTTGCGGCTTTTGGTACACAAGAATTTGGCAATTCTGGCCGCCCAAAACTGCTTTGACAGATTGGGACGCGACGGGCTGTAGTGGTACGGCTTGCATTATTTCACCAACCCTTGCAAGTAGGAACTTGCCTTATCGGCAAGCGCTGGAAGTTTGTCGGCCAAGCTCTTGAGCGTTGAAGGCTGGGGAGTTTGCGCCTGTACCTTGCCGTTATCGGCTTGCGGCGTTGCTCCGGATTCCTTGGGGGCGTCAACCTGCCCCTTGTTCGATTGGGTATAGAGGGCGGAAACTTGGCGCACTTCTTTAAGGGTAATTTCCACAATCAGCAAGGTCGCGCCCTTGGCATTGTGGCGGGCGTAGTTGTACCGTTCGACCGTGTAGTTGATATAGGTCACTTCCGGAGTTACTACGCTGTACAGGTCCGTCGACTTGCACGCCTTGTCGATGGCTTCCAAGAAGGTGCGGCGGTTCTTTTCGCTCCCTTGCATGCAAAGGACCACTTGGGGCGACGCCGGGGTTTCGACCTTGTTGTAACTGGCGAACGCCCCGCCTTCAATCGGGAAGTCGCTTACCCGGGTTTCCTTGGAATAATCCACGGACCCGGTGGACAGGGTCGAACCCAGGCCGGCGGCTTCCAAGGCGTTGCCAATCAGGCCGGTGAACTTGGACGGGTCGCCAAGCGGCTTGCCCTTGCTGTCCCAAATGCCCCAGCGGGTTTGCACTTGGAAAATGCGCCATAGCATCCCCTGTACCAGCCCCAGGCCGGCGCGAAGCAACGGCGGGAAGTTGGGCGACCGGGGGAGTGCCGGCACGCCTGGCAACTTCGGTACGTTGGGGAATGGGATAAGCGGCATATCAGGTCAACCCGTAATTTGCTTGAGAGGTAAAGAGGTAATCCAACGACTTGCCCATGTCCTTGGCAATGCCGGCGGCGTCCGTTGCGGCCGTGTAGACCTTGACTTCGCCAATGTGGGTTTCAACGCTCTTGGACGTGGCGCCAGGGGCCGCGGCGGCGTTCGCTTGGGCAACCTGTACCGCACCAGCCCCGGCGGCGGCCTGAGAGGCGCCAGGCACGCCCCCAAGCATTGCGGTCGCCAGTTGTCCGCGCTTGGCCGCTTCGCCAGCCTTGTCGGCCGGGCGTTCGTAGTGAGTGGATACCGCGGCGGCGGCTTCCTGTGCGCTCTTGGCCTGGCGCAAAATGTTTCCGGCCTTGCGTTCGTTGCCTTGGGTCAATTCGTAGTGCATGAAGGCCATTTGCTCTTCAAGCGACGACCCTTGAATGTCCTTGCCAAACTTCTTTTTGAATTCAGCTTGCCGGTCGGGGTGCCATTGCGCGATGCCATACGCCTTGCCGCCGTCGCCCACAGCGTCCGGCCTGAATGCGCTTTCTCGCTTAATGTTGGCAGCAAGGCCCGCGGCTTGTTCTTTGGTCCAGCCTTGCGCCTGAAAATAGGCCATTGCGGCTTGCTCTTCCTTGGCACCGCCGGCCGGGCTCTTGCCGGTTGAATTGACAGTACCCGGAGCGGCCCCGGCGGCGGCCGGTTGCCCTGGCTTTGCCGCGGCTGGCGCTGGGGGTGCGTCCGGCTCTTTCTCCCCGTACTTCTTGCCGTTACCGCTCATGAACTCCCCGGCGGCGAACTTGGCCCGCTTCCAATCGCGTTCAAAGACGGCGGACAGCACGTCGGCGGCAGCAATGGCCCGATAGACCAAGTCGCCCAACAAGTCTTTAAGCCAGCGGATACCGTCGCCGGCCGCCTTAAATCCAGGCTCCCATTTGCTCCAATCAATGAAGCTGTCGCCCCCGCGCTTCCATGTCTGATAGTCTTGCCACAGGGCGGCGATTGCGGCGGCCAGCGCCAGCACGGCGACCACAGTCAAGTTAATGGGAATCGTGGCCGCGGCGATGCCCGCCAGGCCGACGGCAATGATGGTGAGGAACGTTTGCACGAACTCTTTATTTTCCCGGACCCATGCGCCAAAGTCCGCGAAGATGGCAAACATTTTTTCAAGGGCGGGCGTTGCGGCCGACAACAGTTCGCGGCCGAAGGCTTCAAAACTTTGGCGGCTTTCAACCATTGCCCGCTTCATGCGGCTGGCCTCTTCGGCTTGCTGCTTGGTTACGGCGCCATACTCCTTTTGCCGGGCAATCATCAATTCGACTTCGGAACGCCCCTTAAGCAAAAGTTGCATGGTCCCTTGGTCAATGCCCATCATCCGGCCCATGTTGTTGGCCGTGGTGCGGTCCATCTTGCTAAAGCGGTCGGACAGGTCCAACAGTAGGTCGTTGACCGGCCTGGCTTTGCCTTGGGTATCTGCCAGGCTCATGCCCAGCGCGGAGAAATACGGGATAAGCGAGGATTGCCCGGTAAGCTGCAATTCCGTTTGCGACTTACTGAGCATGTCCATGGTGCCTTGCAGCCCTTCCGCGGAGCCGCCGGCCAGTTCGGCAGCGTTGCCCCATGCGGAAATGCTGTTTGCACTTTGGTCGAGGTTTTGCGCGAAGCGGTCAAGGGCGGCATTCGCTTCAATCTGGTTTTCAATGAACCGCTTTACGGCCATTGTCCCGCCAATGAGGGCAAGGAATTTGGCGGCGCTCTTGGCTACATTCTCAAAGCCTTCCGCCCCGTCCTTGCCGCTCTTCTTGAGTTTCGACCCGGTCTTTTCCGCTTCGGCGCCGGTATCCTTGAGGCCCTTGTCGACCTTGGACTTCTTGGCCTCAAACTCCGAAGAGTCAAGGCCAAGTTTTACCAGTAAGCTGTCGATAATTGTAGCCATTGTGGATTATTCCCGGTTCGCCAATGCGTTATTGTAGTCGTCTATCGTTACTACCTCTAGCATATCGTAGACGTCCCGGACCCCATATACCGTATCCAATTCGTGCAACGTTGCCATGCGTTTGGACAACAACGTCGCAACCGGCGCCGATACGTTCAAGTATTCCGCGAAGCCTTTTTGCGGGCCGCCGCCGGGGAGCCGCCGGAGATTGAGGGGGCGACGGCCTTCAAAAAACCCGTATGAAGCTTCCACACTTCCGCCCGTAGCTTGATGCGGGTCGTAATCTCTTCGATATCCTCTTCAATGAGATTGCGGACGACGTGCGGCTTGCTGGGGTCCGGCATGATTTGAACGCACGACCACATTTCGGCTAGGAGCGGTTCCGCGACCTCCCATTTCAGGCCGACAAGGACCTTAATGCCGATTTCGGCCATTGCCGCCATGCCCATGCGGTCAAACCCTGGCGGGACTTCGACGCCGCCTGCCATGAGGGCCAGAAGCGCCCGCATTGCCCAGGATTCGGCCCGGCTTGCGGGCATTTCGGTAAGTACGAAAACCTTACCTTGGTCCCGTCCCTCGTCGGTAACGGTGTAATTTGCGGTATTGCGTGCCATGTTGATACCTATCCGTATCGTGAACCTCTCCTTGGTAATGGGTGCCCCCGGCGTGCTTCGGGAGAGGGCAAAGCGGCCTTGTGGACCTTGCCGGGGGCGAACTGGTTACAGCAAGGAACGGTTGACCGATTCCCAGGTAATGACGTAATCAACCGGCTGCAAGACCTTTTGCGCGTCCGGAATTTGCTTGGCGTTCGTCAGAATGCCCCGGGTAAGCGCGAAAGATTCGCCGGTCGAAGGTAGCGAAATGGAACCCGAAATATAGAACACTTCGCGGGCCGTCTTCATTGCCTGAATGATGGCGGTAAAAATGTCCTTGCTCGGGCTGTCCGCCTGCAGCGTAATCGTTTGCTTGACCGGGTTGGGCACAAAGCCCGCGGTCATGCGCCCGTCGACGCCCATTTGGACTTCGGCCAGGTCGACCGCTTCCGTGGTGAAAGCCTTGTCGCTGGCGTAGCCGCGGAGTTGGACGGGGGCCGGAAAGAGGCCCGCGACCACAAGGGTAAACACGCTGTTCGCGCTGGTGATAGTGGAATTGTCCATTTTCTGGCCCCTTACATGATGTCAATGGATGCGACGTTAATCTTCTGCACCGCGCCGCCGTCCGTGTACCAGAAGTTGATAACGGGGGTGCCGCGGTTGCCGCGAACTTGGGCGCCCGGGTCAAGGATTTGCAGGTAATAGCCCTGCTGTTCGATGATGGTCGAAACGTCCAAGCCGGCCGCCTGATTCACTTGCGCTTTTTGCGACGCCGACATGGTAATGCCGGTGCGAATGCTGCCGAAGTTGAGGCCGGCGGTAATCGGGTCAATCATGGCCGCACGAATCAGGCTATAGCCGCTTTCGTTGTACGGAATCGACTTGACGCTGGTAAGCAGGGACAGCAAGGCCAATTGGAATTGCGAATTCAAATAGACTTGGTCCACGAAGGTGTCAAGCCATTTCCATTTGCCTGTCATCTGCCCGTTATACAGGAAGTTGAAATTGTCATTGGCGGTCGAATAGGCACCGTAGAAGCTGTAGCCGTTCGCCAGAAGGTTGGCGGCAATTTGCTGGTCGGTCACAGTGGCCGTAAAGCCCGGTTGGGACTTGAAGGCGGCCGTAATGCGGCCATTGGTGCGGCTAAAGTCGATAGACGCCACGGAGCCCAGCACGAAGGCCGCAAGCTCCTTGGTGTTGTAGACCGGGACGACGCCGTCGTATGCCGCGGTTTTCGCCAGGTAGCCGAAGTTCGTAGTCGAACCGTTGATGATGGCTTGCGCGTCGGTGTCCCAAACGATATAGGCGTAACGCTGATTTTGCGCGTTCGTCCAAACGGCAAAGTTCGTTTTGTCCGCGGTCACGGGCTCCCAAATGGTCAT